CGACGGTGCCTGCATCACCCACGCCGGCGGTGCTGGCGGTGCTGGGCACGTTGCTGCCACCGGCACGACAACTTCCCGCGATGCGCAACCGGCGAGTCCCGTCAGCAACAGCGCGGCGCAGAGTTTCGTTTTCAGCATTGGCTTTCACCTTCTCTTCTGTTGCGGTCTGGTCCAGGGTCGCGAGGCGCTTCTCGGCGTCTTGCTGTTTGTCCATGGCTTCGCGGGCCTGCTTTGCCCCGGCGTTGGCGATCAGTGCCAGATCGGATTGGCGATTGGCCTCGTTGGTCGCGATGACCTTGCCGTAGGCATTGGCCTGCCAGAACCACGCGACCGTAACGCCTGCAATAAAAATACTCACAGAAATGGCTGCTACGCCTATGAGCTTCAATTGATCTTGTGTCATGGCATACCCGTGAGATCGTGATGACCCAGAGTCAACGCTCGTTACACGACGACCGGTGACTCAGTTTCAAAGTAAAAAAGCGAAATACCTAATCGCAGCCGATCTGATACAATCCATGAATTTTCGATACAAACTTGAAATATTAAGGATACTCATGCAGACCCAACGGATTGAGGCGTTAGACTATCTTAGAGGTTTAATGGCGATTTCCATTATGACCTACCACTTTTGCTCATGGTCTGGCATTGCAGTTGGGCCTGATACCCTGCTAGGCCGCTTTGGGATATATGGCGTTCCAATGTTTTATCTCATAAGCGGCGCATCACTGTTCACTGCGCATAGGAAATTTTCACTTAAAACAGATCAGATCCTATCATTCTTCAAAAGACGAATATATAGAATTGCGCCAGCATATTTAATTGCGTGCTTTTTGTATTTAGTAATTCTAAAGGCATGGAAACACTATGACGCGTGGTCGATAATTACCAACATAACCATTACCTTCGGCTTCCTTAACTACACAAAAGGAATTCCGGCTGGCGCATGGTCGATAGGTAACGAGGTTTGTTTTTATATAGCATTTCCGATATTGATAATACCTTTACGTAGAACATATATCTCAATAATTGTCGCATTGGCATCGGCTGCAATACTGTTTTATTTTGCTTGGTTCATGATCGATAGCGATAAGTCGCTTTCGAAACAATGGACTCTATATATCCATCCTGCAAACCAAATATTCTTTTTCGTGGCGGGAATGTTTATTTCCAAGATTCACTTCATTACCGAAGCGCGGCCAAAGAACACCTATCTTTGGGCTTTACTTGGCGCATCCCTTGTCGGGATTTGGCTAGCGCTCCCCCAATCATCCATTACAGATCTGGTTTCTGGAAACACCAGGATAGCTATGTCAGCTTTCTGTATTGCTGCGTGCTATGCATGTATGAATTTACAGGTTTCGGGCGATAAATTAGCTGAGAAAGTTCTAAGAAAGCTAGGAGAGATCTCATACTCGCTTTACATTTTGCATGGCGCCCTCTTTTTCGCGATACCTAAATTTCTTTATAAGGGCATATTTAAAGGGCTGTCGCCGACAGAGTTCTCTTTTGGCATTGTGTATCCAGCGGTTATCTTGTTGGCGTTCTATTGCTACACTTACATAGAAAAACCTTTTATACAATTTGGACGACGAAGGTCAGATAAATCGAATAAGGTGTTAGCCTCTGGTAGCTGACTTGACGGTAGCGGTGCCCGAAATTAAGGGACGTCAGTAAAAAAGGCATGACGCCCAAGTGTCAGCGTGCGTTTTGCATGATTCGCCCAGGCCGGTGGTGACAACATAGTGGTCGCGTAATAGTGGGTGGCGCCGCCGGTTGGGTCTACCACCTTCCCGTCGATAACCTGGTCAGCAGCGATTCGACATTGCGCCAGTTCGCGGAACGGGATCTGCTTCATGCTGATCAGGTAAGGTTGATTCGGGTCGCCCTCGTTCCAGCAGCTGAATTGGTAGGGCTTCTGACAGACGCCGGTGTAGCCCTCGCCCCACCATGATTTATCCTTCCCGTCCTCCACGCGATTGCGTATTGACCAGGCCACGGCCACCATCCCTGCCGGCCCTTCCCCGCGCGCTTCGCCCCACAGGGTGCGCGCCAACACATCGCGATCTTGTTCAGTCACAGTCATTTCGATTCCCCAGAAACAGAAGACCCCGAACTCGTCGGGGTGTTGGTGTAGTGACTTGCGCCGAATATTCGGACTGCCGGGTAGAACAGGCCCAGTGATCGCCATCGCGCCGTGCCGTCGCCGGTGTGCAGCGCTCGCTCGAACATCGCGTCACAGGCCGCGCGCGACAGTTCGCCAACGGTGTACTCATAATCATGCAGAATCGCAGCTCGCATGCCGTACCCGACAACCAGGCCGTAAAGCGCCAGCGCGATGACGGAGACGACCCAGCACAGCGTGCTGAACCAGCCCGGCAGGAACAGGCCGCCAATGATCGCGGCGATGGCTGCCCAGCGGCAGATCTCCCGCAGGATCCGGATCGAGGCGAGATTGCTGGTGAACCCTGTCGGGACGATGCGCAGCCCGTTGACCGGATCGTTGAACACCAGGTCCTCAAGGGCCTGGAATCCCCAACGGCTGATTTGCCGAGTCGCCACGCCGGCGCCGAACTTACCAATGGCAGGCATCATGCTGGCCAACCCTCATCGAGCATGGCATCGGTGTAGGTGCCAGCGGCGAGCGCCTTCAGCAATGCAGCCTCGCGGTCAAAGCAGGCCTGCACATGCACGCGCACCGCCTTGGAAACCGAAATCAGCGTGGGCGCATCGATCTCGACGAAACCGTCAGGGGTTTTCCAGTTGCAGACGTAGGTGTCGTCCATGAAGGCGGACAGGGCCGCGCCGGTGATCAGCGCCTGACTGTCACGTCCAGTATCGACAAAAAAACCATTAATGTTTATCCCTAAAATCTCATGATTGTAACGCGTTGCTGATATATTATTTTTAATATCTTCAGGTTTTACCTCGGCATCGGTTAATACGGGAGACCCATCAATGCCTTCTATTATTAACTTCCCTGAAGCAACCCCATCCAGCAGCGCAAGGTAATCCGCATCATCTAGCTTATGCGCATCGCCAATAACGGACCTTGGGCTAATTACATCGTTGTAAAAACAACGATCTGTAAACGAGTAATAATTAGACATTTATATATCCTGTTTTAGTATCCAACTACAAAATATCTTGCACCTGCAACCGTGCTTGACGTGTCGTAAGCTATCGTCACTTGCGTCGTGCTAAGTCCGGCCAGTCCGATATCTGCGACACCATTGACGTCAGTGTTACAAACTACCCCCTGTAATCCTGCATTAGGAAATGCTGTAGGAAGCGGGTAGCTTATCGAACCAGTCCCGCTTCTCGTTACGGTTCCCCATTGAAAAATCATCCCCCCTAGCCAGCTGGGAAACGCTATAAAGCCATTAGCTGACAAAGAATAGGAAAACCCTGCACGTAACTTTTTTGGGGTGACTATTGTAGTGTCATCAGTTCCAGCATTAGTTAATGCTTGGGTTGCGATCTTTCCTCCACCCAATACCGTTTCCGTTGCTTGCCCTAATGCTGGCAACTGATCCAACAATACAAAGTCAGTTCCGTCATAAACCACATCGGAGATTTGCCCAGCTGCAAAAACGGCCGCGACCTTTGCGGCGCTCGCGTCGTACTGCTTGAGGTTTTTGGCTCCTTTGCCTGAGATGTTAAGCGTATCGCTGCCGGTGCTGGCCGCGCTGAAGGTCACCGTAAATCGCAGGTTCGTAGAGTAGCTGGCGACAGCAGGTGTCGGCGTCAACGTGAGCGCTGGTGAGGCGCCAGCAGTTGTGAAAGCCGTCAAGCTCATCCCCTGCACTTGAGAGGCCTGTACGGCGTGCTGCCCCTGAGTGGCAGGGACAATCGTCAGCGGAACACTGAATGCGGGCGACAAACCGTGCAGCGTTGGGTTGATCAGCGGCGCGGAAGGGGCCTGGATGATGTTGCCGGCGGTGATAGTGGTCTGTCCGAAGGCAACAGTGACCACCCAAAGGCCGATGTAGCCAACGTCTGGCGACGGAGTGACCTGGCTGCCGGTCGACGCCGACGCTCCAGCTTTCACGGTGATAACCGCGCCTCCCTTGCGCACGGTATTCTGCGTGAGCCCGTTGTTACCTTGTCCACTATATGGGAGCGCCGGGTTGGCGCTGTTGTAATAGGGCAGCAGCACCGGCGTCGCATCGACGTCTTGATAGGTGACTTGCACCAAATAGTTAATGGACTGCCCGGTCGTACCTGGTGCAGGGCAACTCAAGGTACCCCCATCGAGCAAGATCCCCTGCTTCAGGATCGAATGAGTGGTGTCTGCTGGCAGTGTGGAGAACGCCAATGCGTCGATAGTCGACAGGCTGTAAATCTCGCCGGGCGCGTAGACCACTTGCAATGAGGCGGGGCCGGTCGGCGATACGGCGAACCCAGTGGCATAAGTGTTAGTGCCAAGCAATGCGGAAGCCAGTTTCGCTGTGCCAATCATGCAGTCTTTCGTCATTTGGAGCAGGCTGGTTTCCGGCAGGATCTGGCCTGGGTAAACGATCTGTCTGTCCATGGGTTCCCCAATAAAAAGCCCGCTCAGTGGCGGGCATTGAATGAAATGAATAAGGTCAGCTGGCGATGCGGTACCAGACGGTCGTGCCGTAGGCCTTGTTAGCTTCGATTGCGGCGACGATGTCATCGTCTGAGACTTCGGAAAAAAGCTGGGATTGCGGAATCAGTCCACTGGTCTGGCCGAGACCAAACACGCTAGTTTTGATGCCCGGCCAATTGGCTGCCCCGCTGCCAGCAGGGCGATAGGCGGTGACGAATGCCTGATAGGGGCAACTGGTTGACCCAAGGGGACCAGACACCCCAAGACCTAGAGTTTGCCCAAGACAGCCGCAGTCATCCGGTTTTGCAGGTTCAACAATCACAGGCATGCGCCCAGTTAGGTCGTAAAGGACCTGTTCCATTGCGAGCCGTGTTGCGCGTTCGCGAAAGATGTTGATCAATATCCTATTGCGATAACTTGAATCGGCCTGATCCGAGTACCGAATCAGGCTGCTACCGAAGAAGTCCAGCCCGATCATGTCGAGCCAACCATCGGTTGCGGTTTTGATCCGTGTTTGGGCCTGCGCATAGAGGTAAAGCGTGTATCCCCATGCCAGTGCCTGCGAATATCCCCAAAGAACGGCATCACGAATAGGATTGTCGTCACCAAACCAGCCGCCCGGCAGAAGCCGCTGCAGCCTTGAAAGCATGTCGTTCTGATCGCCAACGCTCATTTAGGCCACCGTCACTGTGCCGGGCCGGATCACCTGCTTGTTACTCGCGCCAAGGTCGGCCGTGCCGCCATTCAAAAGAACACCTGAAACATTGGTGATTGCTGGCGATACTGCGTAAGCAATCGATGCCAACTGCGTGTAAGGCAAGATCTGCCCCAGAAGCAGGGTTGAAATGTAGGACTGGATTGCCGCCGTGACCTGTGCGACGACCACGCTATGAGTGACTGTCGAATCTGTCGCGATAGTCATTCCCACGTTTGCAGTCACGAGAACTGGAGCAAACACACCGTATCGCGTGGTGAACGCCCGGGCCGACTCGATCGCCGCCCCTGCACTGACCAAAAACTGGCTTGATGGCGCCCCGCTACCGTCGTCCACCACCGCATAGAAGTAGCCATAGAGCGTGGCGCCGCTATAGTCCTGGTTCTCAGTCAGCGTGTAGGTGACGCCCTGCTGCATGGACGACAACGCGTAACCGATGGCGGCCTTGGTGCCCTTGGAAAGCGATTGGACCCACAAAATGAAGCGAGCCCGGAAGGCTGAGTCAGTTTCAGGATCGACGCCGTTAGCGAAAACAGCGCTGTTAGTCACCGTATCGATGCCGCTGATGCTGCCGACTATTACCGTCACCGTGCCGACCAGGGCATTGCCTGCCGCTCCAGCGGTACTCGCGATTACCGGGACGGTAGCCGATGCCGTTCCTGCCGGGACCAGATAGCCGCCAAGGTCTGCGCTATAGAGTGAGTTGGTGGTGTCTACCGTCACCGAATACTGCTGCGAGCCGTCCGTCGAGCCAACCAAAGCACCGATTGGGATCAGGGCCGAGGTGGTCGCGGTGAATCGTGAATACGTCACGCTCCCGGTTGCAAAGCTGGCAGACAACCGGATGAATCCGAAATCTGCCATCCATGTGTCCAGATCAGCCCCCGAAGACGTAGCTGCGCGGGTTGCAGCAAGCAGCGTGACGATCAGCTGTTGTAGCCACTGGAGCACGCTGGCGTTGCTTTCGCAGATGGCTCTCAGTAGCGAGCCAATGGTGAAGTCCACGAGCCCTGCGGCCCTGCCTTGAATGGCCGTGACCTGATCTCTGACTAGGGTGGTGAAGTCTTTTACGTTTAGGGATGCCATATCAGCGGTTTACCTCAAAAGAAAGCGTCACCGGCTCCCCTGATGGAGCATCGGTGTAGCTGATATTGACGGAGAGGGAATCATTGGCCGGCGTGGCGGAAATCACCGGTTTCGGACTTTTGGAAACGCAGTCTTCAAGAAGAATCTGCCCGCGAACCAGAGCGATGATTTCGGGGATGTTCATGAGCGCCCCTACATATCGGCCCAGGCCCGCGCCGTACTCAGGATGAAACAGGTATTCACCGGGGTTTGTGATCAGTCTCCTGAGGATCCGCTGTTTACCGCGGTCCAGGCCCTCAACCGGCGAAAGGCTGCCAGTCGGCGAGAGCGAAAAGTCGTCACCCACATAATGGTTCAGGTCTTTCATGGCACAGGAGCTCCTGACGTGCCGCTGCCGGATTGAACCTGGCTGGTTTTATGCAGCTTCAGACTGATTTCGTCGGCCTTGACGTCGCCGCCTGTGACCGTGATGTTGTCGTCAACGGCAATGGGTCCGTGGAACTGGTGGAGTGTGGCCGTGTAGGTGGCCTGTGCAGCGGCGCTAATCTCTACCGAACCGTCATTGTGGAATTTCAGCAAGGATCCTGACTGGTGAACTATCCATGTCTCGCCAGAAGGAACAGATGGTGGAGGACTGGCGTCGTTGAAGTGTCGCGCCGTGACCTTTCCAAGGTTGGGATCGCCGTCGTCAAAGCTCACCGAGACTTCATCACCGAGTTGAGGCCCCACCAAAACCCCCCACCCGCTCCCCACCCCTAGTGCAGCCAGTTGAATCCAGCCGGTATCGAACCCTTCCGGCTGAATGGTGACCTTCACGCTGTGACTGCCTGGGTCATAGCCTGAAATAGTGCCCGACCGGGTGTACGTGCTGCCGTCGTTCTGGAACTGACGCTGCGCATTCAGCAGATTGCCCATTGCGGTCATGTAAGCACCATAGAGTTCGGGTTGTGATTCTTGGCCGAAAAACTCATCGTGTAGCCGTTCTCGTAACTCAATGAGCGGCGCACCGAGTCGGCGTAATACAGCTGATCGAAAGCCGATTGCGTCCCTTCCACCCGGATGATGGTTTTAGGAGTCAGCGAGTTGTCGCCGGGCATCGAGCCGTTCATGCGCATCTCGTGGTCAGTAATCTGCTTGTGCAACTTCTGGGCAAGCAGTTGGGCCGCTTGCCGGTCAAGGCCGCTGCGCACGACGCTGTAGACCTGTCTCTTCGAGGATGACTGTCCAGGGGCGATACCGCGCGCCGAGTTGGTCGGATAGGTCTCGGTATAGGCCTTTCCGCCTTTCCACGACCTGACCTGGACGGTAACCCCCTTTGCAAGGGTCAGCGCACGGCCAAATGAAAGGTCATCAGCCACGTTCGCGATCGGGTAGGCGTAGGTGCCTGGCGCGACCCAGCGAACGAGATACTGTTCGGCCTTGTCAGGGTCCAGCGCAGGCTCGTAATGCAGCTCGTCACCCGAGACATACACCTGAAAACCGTCAATGCCTGCGAAATAAGACAGCAGATCCCACTCCGATCGCTCGTCGTTGACGTGGGTGTGGTCGAATTTGGTAATGCCGCCAACGCTGGTCTTGGTTGCAGTGACAACCGGGACCAGGCCGCGCCGCTTCGCAAGCAAAGTCGCCACTTGGCTGGTGGTGTAGTTCGAAAACTTCTCACTGGTCTTTGTGTCGATCAACTTCGCCGTGTAATCCCGGCCGGTGACGCTCACCTCAAACCTGGCCGGGTGGTACTCCCACTCATCAACAACCCCAACGATGTGAGTCCGCCAGTCGGTGACGCTCTGGTCTATCAGGCCGATGGATATCTCGATTTCGATGTCCGTCTGCGAGCTCCACCAGTCGAGCGTCCCTGTATCGGCGGGCATCGCGCTTGGGGCGAATACCGCCGAGAATGTATCAGCCGAGTAGAAGGAGTTACTGTCCACATCAACGGACAGAAATGGCACTTCCACCCCATTTAGCAGCACGCGCCCAAGCACTTGCCGCGCAGCCGGAATGACATCTGCTGCGTTGACGTCCAATTACTCACCTATCGGAATTTTGATGGTCTGGATTTCGCCAAGCATCGGGTCGTGGATGTTGTTGGCGGCCGCGATCTCGGTCCATCTCGACTGATCGCCGTAACTGTCAGCGGCAATCTGCTGTAGAGAGGTGTTGCTTGTCGTTACGCTTGACGTGCCGTTGGCCAGTGGCCCGGCCAAAACATTTTTCTGCATCCGATCGAGAACGCTCTGCATCTGATACAGCGGGGCCAGCTGGGTCAGGGCGGCGCCTTGGCGCAGGACGTTGTTCGCCGCCCTGGCAACGGGATTTCCCGGCACCAAGCCGCCCAGGGTGGTGATGTCGTTCACAGATGCCCCGACTTGGGCGATAACTGACTGCACAACGGCCTGCGCAGCTACCAGCGGCCGGATTACGCTCTGCACTGTATCGATGGTTGCGTTCGCGAACCCTTGAACCTGTGATACAGCGTCCTTGACGGTATTGATCGCATCGGTCACGGCATCCGAATTGATGATGCTTGCAAGGCCTAGCGACTGGCCGACATCGCTATTGATCAAGGAGTCGAGCGTACCCGACAGCGCATTTTCGGTGACCGGGGCGTCCAGCCGCTCGATGACGGTGAGCTCGATGCTGTATCCACGCCTGTAGACGTGCTCGAAGCGTGGCGTGAAGCCTTCTATCAGCACGCTGAAGTAGTAACCGTCGACGTTGAACGACAGCGGCAACCCTTGATCGCGCATGGTCTCAAGTTCGGTAACCCGCTCCCCAGCGGTCGCACCAACAAACCATCCTGACCATCCGATCTGGTCGTAATCAACGCCCATCACGTCGATCACGCGCTTTCCTCCGACGAGTCGATGCACGACAAGCTTCTGCTTGCCGGCGCCGGCTGTTACCGATTCGGGAACCTCAAGGCCGGAGAATTCGAATTCGCCCAAAATCAAGCGAGTGGCAAAGGGATCCCCGCCCGGAGCGAAATTGTCCAGGAAGCTGGTGAAACTCATCGGTTAGTTCCTCGGAACGACGAGGCTGGAGGTTCCAGGCCTCAGCATGCTGCGGGTAGGGTCAAAGCCTTGGGTTCCGGTCTGCGGCTTGGCCGCCTCCTTGGCCATGCGCTGAATCACGACGTCTGAGATTTTCTTGCCGTCGACATATAGGTTGATGTTCTGATCTCCCCCGCCGCTACCTTTTCCCGGGACCGGCGCCACGAGCGGGGACCAGGCAGCCCGACCAGATCCGGCGGCGCGCGCGTCATCGGCAAATGTCGTCTTCGAAATCTGCCATGAGGCCGGAAGGATGGTGTTAGCACCAGCAATCAGGGTGTTGAAGATCGTTTGCCAGCCCAGGAGAAATACGTGCTTGAACGATTTGAAGGCCCCACCGATATCCCCACTGAAAAGCTGGATGAACCCGGTCTTGATGCCTGCCCACATGCCGATCAGCGCGCCCTTGATCTCCTTCCAATTGTTCCAGAGTAGGAATGCCGCTGTGGCTATCGCGGTGATCACCAATCCGACAGGAGTGGCCAGGAGTGCTCTACTCAGGAGGAGTACACCTTTTGCGATGCTGGCTCCGATCATCACCAGGTAGGTTCCAAAACGCGCAACAATCGGTATCAGAGGGCCTAACGCTCTCGACATGAGAAACGCCATGCCCTGCCCGAGGAGTAGAAATCCACGCCCAGCGGCTATGACCATGTTGATCAGACCGCCGCCAATGAGGAAGCCTGACAGGCCGATGAGCGCGTAAGTCAGCTTCGACACCGCGCCGGGATTTGCAGCCAGCCAGACGTTGAGCTTCTCCATTGCAGGGTTCAGTCGATCGAGAGCGGTGATAGCCAACGGCAACACTACGCCGCCAAGGTTGAGCATCAGGTTTTTCCATTTGGCGGTGAACTCGATCTCCTTACCGCTCAGCGTGTTCTTCGCGTTCCTATCCAGTTCATCAATCCCGGCAGCACCGGCGTTAAGCTTGGAGTTTTTTGCGATAACCGCCTGTTGCTGGTACATGGTCGAATACAGCTGTGCAGCGGTTCTGTTGGTGAAGATCGCACCGATTTCGTTGAGAATCTGCTGATTTCCGGTAATGCCTTTCGCGGCGAAAGATGGAAGCAATACCTTTTGCAGCCACTCCATGGGGTTGCTGACCATCAGGTCGGCCCCCTTCAGCGCCCCCGGTTTTATCTGCTTGATGTTGCCGGTGGTGCTGTATTCGACCATCTTGGGGTTGAGCAGTCCGAGCCGCATCAGCTCATTGGCCGCCCGCATTGTTGTGCGGCCCTGCACAAGGTTTTGGTAACCGGACATCAAGCCCGTGCCCACACGCTGTCCACCCATTTCCTGAATGAGCGGCTCCATCATGTAGTAGAAGTTTTCGTCTTTCAGGCCTTTTGCGGCCACACCACCGGTCTTGATGAAGTTGAGGAATTCGTTTGCCCCAACCCGACCGCCAGTGGCTGTCTGCACCTGCTGGACCATGTTTGCCTGCTTGAGGAATGCAGCCTCGCTCGACAGGCCGCCACGCAGCTCGATCACCTTCAGCATATCCATGAAGGCTTTATCCTTCATGGATCCGCCTTCCTCGCCGTAGAGTGCCGCGTTTGCGAACTTCATCTTCGCCAGCAGCGGTGTAACCATCTGGGCTTCGTGGAAGTCGCCAAAAACAGTCTGGGCATCACGTAGCAGGCCGAGGTTTTCACGAACGCTCGTTCCGTAGGTGTTCATGCCCTTGGCGAACTTCACGGCGTCGGCTGTGACCGCATCGCCCAGGCCAAGCGACCGGAATCGCTCGGTCTCGTTCTGGAATTTCTTCGCTTCCTCCAAAGGCGCCTTGAACATCGCGGCCAGGCCGAGCCCTCCGGCGAACATTAGCCCGCCAATAGCGCCCTGCTTGCCGATCGATGCCAGCTTTGCATTGAGCTTGTCGACATCCGCGCTGGCTGTGCCGAGGCTCTTGCTGATCATCAACAGGCCAGAGCTGACGTGATTGATCAGCGACAGCTTGACGGCGACGGAATACGCCTCAAATGCCATAATGACAATTCCTATTTTGTGGGTGAATCACATGGCAAAGGGGCATCGAACGTTTGAGTGGCGCGGCCGGGTGCTGGTCGAAGATGGGCAGAAAGAGCCCGCCAAGCTTGGCATTCAAAACGCACTGCTGCTGTTCACGCTGAGCAGTCTCGGGCTAGTGTTTGCCGGCGGCGCACTGTTCGTTTTCTGCTTCATTGCTTACGCGCTTATTTTTGGTTGATAGCTATAAAAGAACAGGGAATCCACATGGCTTTGAAGAAGTGTAAGGAATGCAAGAAAGAGGTCTCTTCGAGCGCTAAAACATGCCCGCACTGCGGCATTAGCAACCCAACGACGACTGCTGGCGAGATGGTGATCGGATTCCTGTTCGTTGTGGGGATGACTTGGGCAGCCATCCATTATTTCGGATCCTCAAGCTCTTCCGACGACAAGGCGCCCGCAGCTGAGGCTCCAAAAAAGGTTAGCGATGCCGAATGCCAAAAAGACATCCAATGCTGGATGGAGCGCAAGCTTCCTGAGGCTAGCTACCCATGCCAGAAGGCAGTGGAGAAGTTGGCGAAATATTCAGCGAAGTGGACTGACTCGACTTTTGAGTTCAAATTCGACCACATGCGATGGGCAGATCAATCCAGAGGCGTGATCACGTATATCGGGGACAAGATTCAGTTTCAGAACGGCTTCGGCGCCTATCAGAACAGCATTTATGAGTGCACCTACGATCCTGGGTCTAAGACTGTTATCAATGCTGAAGCACGTCCGGGCAAGCTGGACTAATCAACTTTTGATGTCGTACCCCAGCGAGGCATGAATCCCCTTGCCTCCGATCAACCCAGACACCGTCGCAAGTCCCAGCGTTCGCCGCACGTATTCCTTGTTTCGGAAGACTGCAGGGCCCATCACGGCCCTCGCAGGCATCTTTGGTGTTCCAAATTCGTGGTAGTACATCTTGGGATCGGTTGAGCCGATGACCGACTCAAGCATGCTGGTGGTGTGCGTGATGCTGTCGCGCATCTCGCCGGACGCCTCCAACGGAGCATCGGCCGGATACCCCATTTTTGCCTTTCGCTCTTCGGTGGAATCAGCCAAGTCAGCCCAGGCGGCGAATGGACCAGCTGCCGCCTGGTAGTGGCCGATCTCGGCCTTCGCTGTCGCTTCAATCCGAACCGCGCACTTTTCAAGCCCCTCATGCAGGCTTTTCAGCAGCAGAGCCTCCTGCGCCACCAAATGAAGGCCGAGCTTGGCCATGCTGTTGAATTCCATGCTCAGCCCTCTTTAGGTTTGTCGAACTGCTGGGTGCTCCAGTTGTAAGTGCCTGCCCCCTCAAACTCGGAAAACATGATCGAGAAGGCGTATCGCTCGTAGTCATCGAGCGTGACGCAATCAAAAACCCGGTCGAATGGAACCCCGTTCTTCACCAGCCAGCAGCGGCTGCGAAAATCGGGGTTCTCGGCTAGTTTTTTGCTGCGGCCACTTCAGCTTGAGCAGCTGCCTCTTTGTCGGCTTCTTCCTGAAGCGCCTGCATTTTGGTGTAGAGATAGGAGTTGATGGCAGCCATCCCTTCGACGCCCAACTGGGTGAGCATCGACTCGATCTCACGAACACTCGATGGGAATCCGTAGAACTGGTCATCAATGTGCGCCACCATTGCAGCAGGCAGAGCGAAGCCGTTCATGTAGGTGCTGTTTGCGGAAACGTCACCGCCTACAGCCATAACCAGTCGACCCTGCTGCAACGGATCGAGCTGGCGAAGCTGAATCGTGCGGCCGAGCGAGTCAACGACAGATTCGAATTTCGGCTTCTTGTCGACATGGACAGGCGCGGCCGGTTCTTTCACTGTTACTTTGGTCATTCGATAAATCCTCTCGTCAGCGAGTCGTCAATGGTGCACGGCGCGCGGAGTGACGAGCTCCGCCCCCTGCCGGGGTGCCGTGCAAACACGGTTAAACCTTGATGCGACGGCGGGCGGTGAACGAAACCGACTGACTGATCGTCTTGTCGCCTTCTTTTTTGCCTGCGTCTTCCAGCTTCAGCACGACGTTCGTGTAGCGCCAGGTGGTGATACCGCCGCTGATTTCCTGAATGGTCTCAGTGATGGTCGCGGGGCTCTGATTCACGCCGTTGAAGTAGTCAGATTCGAACTGGGCCCACCAGTCATCCAGCGTCGAGTCAACGCGCATTGCGTCGAAGCTGCCGGTCCAGCCCTTGGGAATCATGAGCTCATCGGTCTGGCCGTTGAGCGGCGTGATTTCCTGATTCGTCACTTTTGGCTTCGAATCGAAGTTCATGATCTTGCTGAGCCGAATTGGCCCCGTCGGGGTGTTGATGTCGATCGAGACGTCCTTCCCCGTGTTGTAACCACCTTGACCTGGCATGGTGCTCTCCAAATGAAACGCCCGGCGCTAGGCCGGGCTGGGTAAGGGTTCAGCGCTTACGTGCGCGGAGTGGCGGACGCCACGATCGACACCGACTGACCGGCTTCGAGGTTTACAAGGAAATAACGGATCACAGACAAGTATTTGACCTGCACGTCAGCCTGCATGTAGCCGAGCGCGACCCGGGCGTCTGGGTTGTTGGCGGCGTCGAGCTGTACCGAGAATGCAGCACCGCCGTTGACGTCACCGATCATCCCTTGCTCAACCAGCGTTTGCAGGAAGCTCTCAATGGTCGATTTCGTCTCGCGGCGAACATCTGGCGTTTGCAAGCGGCCAATAGTGCCCCCAAACGAAGCCGCAATTGTCAGCGAGATGAAGTTCGTCATGCGGGTGTAGTTGTCACCATTCACTGCCGCATTGCTCGAGCAGTTCAGGCCGGATCGGTGACCGAAGTAGCTGCCACCCGGGCATGGATTGGTGATGACGTCCAGGCGCGCGGTATTGATCGCGCCAATCTCGGCAATGCTGTAAGTCTGCTGAGCCAGATTGCGCTGAGTCGAGACGGCATTGGTGAGCGGCTTGTTCAACGGGCTCTGGTTAGGCGACAGCGCCGCAATTTCGGCCGCCGAGAAGGTTGCCGGTGCGATCATGCGCTGCTGGGCGTTGACTTGATCCTGCCAATACACCCAATCCCCGACCATGACCTTCAAGGCATAGCTGTCGCAGCCCGCAGTGGTCAGGCTGGTCTGCACGGTTGCGTAGGACGCCCCGGCTGGGCCCTGAGTGATCATGTAGCACCCTTCGGAAAGGCCGAAGGTCAGCATGGTCGGCCATTGGGTCGCGTCAGTCACATCGATCAGGTTGGCGGTTTGAGCGCCCGAGCCGCGCAGAGCGTACATGCCCTTACGGGTTGCGCCAGTCACACCATCCACGCCGATCAGCACAGCATCCGTCAGTGTGGTGTTCCCGGAAGTGCCAGACGTGAACGTGACCGTCTGCGTGGTAGCCGGGGCAAGGGCGCTCGCCCCTACGGACGCGATGACCAACTGAGACGGCCCGCGAATGCCGGACTGACCGTTGTTCACCGCGCTGACGATGTTCGCCCACAGTGCAGCCGCGGTGCCAGTGATGTTGTCGAAGACTTCTGGCGCCAAGCCGGGCAGCGAGACGATCAATTTCCAGCTCGACGCCGCCGAACCCGCGCTGAGTACGGCGCTGAGTGAATTGCCCAGAGTGCCCGTGTAGAACGCCGTCAGTGTCACACCATTGGCGGCAGCCGTGTCTTTCAGGCTTGAGGTAGCTGCCGTGTCTGTACCGTCTGTCACTCGTACAGCGCGGATGTTGGAGGCGCCAAGCTGGATGGATACCGCCATCGCGGTGCACAGGTCGTACTTGCGGACGGTTTGAGTGCCAAACCGCTGCGAGGCATCACCAGGCGATCCGATCAGAACTGCGCTGTTCACCGGCCCCCAGTCCGCCACACCGACGATACCAAGGATATCGGTCGCTACACCGTTGATGTAACGGGTCTTTGGCGGAACGATCTGGACGTAAAGATCCGGTGCCTGAAGCGCCGCCGTGTTCAAGCTGCCTGCCGGATAGATGGGCATGGCTTTCTCCTAATGAAAAAGCCGCCCATGTAGGCGGCTCTTTGGGTTGTGGATGCGCGTGTCAGGCGTTGGCGACTTTCAGGACGTTTCCGGCGCACTCTCCGGCGAGAATCTCGTTCACCGTTGCGGTGTCGATGATCTGCTGGCCAATCTGGTAGTCGGCAAATGCATATTTCACCGTCAGTACGATGGGTGGCGGCGCGCCCTTGGCGGTTTCTGCATCGGCTACTTCTGTCGATTCGTTTTTGTCGGTGCTCATGTCGGGCCTCAAGGGTTTCGTGTGATGTCTGTGAGCCCGGTGAGGGCATTACTGATGCCCAACACCGGCGCGATGACTTCGGCCTGTTGCTGAGTCTGCGTTGTTGCGTAATCGATGATGTAGAACAGGTCCAATCGGTATATATCGGACTTCTGCAACTGGTCAGTCATCAGTGACCCGCCAGATGTGATGATCCCCGCCGAGCCATCCGTAAAAGTGATGTTGTTGCTGTCGGAGAGCGCGGAGTCGATTGGATCTGCTACCGATGCTCGTGCGTCCGGGTTTCTTGCCCAGATGATGATCTGAACCATCTGCTCCTGGCGCTTGGTTTCCTTGATTGAGGTGCCGAAGCCACCAACCCGGGCGAATACCTCGTATGCACCCGGCAGGGTGATGACCGGCCCGGCGTTCGATGCGTTTGGGATCATTGAAGCGAGGGCTGTCGCGGCCGTTGTCAGCGTGTCATCCAACTGCATTGCATAGACGTAACTCGTACCATTGAAGTTAATGAGCAAGTTCTGTCTGCTGGTCGTTCCAGACAGCGTAACTACCGACCCTGTAACGGTCATCTCAACCGAATACGTCGGCGCCTCAAGAGGCTCCCAGTTTTTCCCCAGAAATCTCGTGGTTTTGCGGTCCTTGCCGTGCGGGTAGACGCTGACATGAGCCATTCCCGCCTGAATGTCGGCTTCTAGGACGTTTGGCACCGGCCAGCCCGGATAAACCCGTACCGGTATGCCGGCGGCACTGGGCTCGCCGGTCCCATTTGGGTAAATAATCGCTGCTACCTGCGCTGCGACCTGTTTCATTACGTCGGTCAGGCTCGCCATCAGCCAATCTCCCAGTCGTCAGCCGCGAAATCGTCAAAGCTGAATGCGTAGGGATAGCTCTCAGGGTCCTCATGGCGGTGAATCGTCAGGCCCAGGCCTCCAAACCGTATATAGGCTTGCCCATTCCATGATTCGCGGTGCGCGATCGCGCTCGGCGAAGACTCCAAATGGTCTCGAAACTCTTGTCCGATGCGCATATCACACCTGTGCTTGCATGGCAGTGATGCGCCAGCCCATGTCGGTCAGTTCAGCGCTGGAAATCAAATACTTGCGACCCAGTTCATCGCGGATGATGTCGCTGGTGCGCAGAACGATTCCAGGACATGCCGGAAAGAGGATCGCCCACCAAGGCGTTTTCACGTCTCCTGGAAGCTTCGCCTCATTCGTCTCGCCCTTGGTGCCCTGCAAGATGCTCGCGGGCCAGCCCTGCATGATTGGCGCTTCGGTAGCTGCCGTATCCCCCGCCCAGCCGCCGAGACCAACACCGCCGGCCATGCCGACCCGCAACACATCCACGGTGCGATTGGTCTGCACGCAGTAGATTGGCAGCGTGTCCTGCATGGCAGCGATGAAGAATGTTCCTTGGCGACCAACGAGGAAGTCGCCGGGTGCGAACTGGCGGGCGTCGAACAGCCCAATCCAAGTCGCCTCACCGTATTTGTTCGGCGCGTTGTAGCTGAATTTGGTAGTGAAGGATGCGGGGAGCGTTTGCAGCGCATTGGTCGCCAGCGGATCGTTCGCGCTCAGTGCGCGGAATTGCTGGTAGTCGTACCCGATGCGCTTTGCTGCCTGTCCGTAGCCCTTGTAAATCTTGGCCTGAAGCTTTGCGCCGTCCATCTCAGCCCCTCGACATGCTTATGCCGCCGTCGCCAAGTGATGGCCCTGGCGGAACGCCGAGAAAGCCGCACAGCTCACGGCGCCAGAGCCGGTAAAGACGCATGCGGTCCTGAACCTCATCTTTGTTGTGATACCAGACTGCAGCCTGATCAGTGTCTAGGTTCTCGGTCGACGATAGAACGTCGGTTTCCAGCCCTGCTAGTGTCGTCAGAAACGCGGTCATGCGCGTCTCTTCTTCGGGGCGCAGCGAACCCAGTCGGTGATTCAGCGTTTGCCAGATCATCGGCGCAACCCAACCCCAGGCGGTGTCGCGACGGTCATCGAGCGTTATGTCACCCTGCATCGGATAGCCGCAGAAGCGCCGCGCATCGGCCTTTTGTTCGTCAGTAAGCATTGCCCGCCCTCATGTCTACAGCAGGCCACCGCTTGCCGTTTGCACCCATTGGGTGCCGTCATATTCCATATCCATCCAACTGTTCAGGGCCAGGGTGCCGAGCGCACCGATCACTACGCCAAATAGCCCTGTCGCCTCGCGCTTCACCCTGAATTTTGCGCCGCTATAGGCACGCGTCGTGCTCAACGTCAGCGTTCTGTTTGCGGTGATCGCCCCTCGAAGCACCTGCGTTGGAGAGTTGACCAGCGCCTGAAGTGTCATTGCCGAGTCGGCATTAGCCACGATGCGCGCCGCCAGCGGCCTGACGGGCTTCCAGTTGACGCCGTCACTGAGCACGTAATCGGGCTGCGCATCGTGCAGGTCGGTCACCCACGCGTATTGGCGGTAGAACTGAGAGGCATCGGGCAGCGTGGCCACCGTGTAGGTGGTCGGCAGAATGATCAGGCCGGGCGGCGTATAGAGAGGCATCTCAGCTCAGCTCCGTGATGCGAGCATTGCCATTCGCCGTAGCCCAGATGCCAGTGATGACTCCGGTGTAGCCAAATGGCACCTCGTAATAGCCGTTCGCAACGACCTGAACCGTGTAACTGGTCACAGACGCCGACGAACCGAGCTTCAAATAGAGCGCAGATGTCGACTCATTGAACAGCGCGGCACCTTTGCGCGAAGCGTTTGCAGCGATCAGCACCGTTGACGTGGCCGCACTGGCTACGCTGGTCGATGCTGCGTTCGCTGGACCGACGACCGAGGCCGCAGTATTGCTCGACCCCAGCAGCGTTGCTGTTCCCGCTGAATCGATGCTGTACGGGCCGGAACCGTCAGACTCCCGGTAGAAGCCGCCCTTCCCTTGCCGGTATCCGGCCCATGCAGCAGCCATTACGCAGCCGCGTCGAGCTTGGCCTGCAGCTCTTCCAGCGATTCAGTTTCTTCGAACGCCACGCCTTTCTCGGCCAGCGCAGTCTTGACCGACGCCAGCTTCTGCGCAGTCTCTGCCTGCTCGATCGCTGCAATCAGATCAGGCTTGGAGGCGGTCGATTTGTACGACACTCCCAGCTCATCGAGTCGCGCCTTCAGAAACGGGATGGTTCCCTCACGAGGCGCGGCTTGCGAAGTGCCATCGTCGTAAAGGGAGTGGATGTTTTCGTCGAAGCTATCGGCGTCGATCAGGACGTAATCACCTTGATCATCGCTCCACGGCTGGACTTTCAGCGTCTTGTCGCTCATGTCGATCTCCTGAAATGTTATGCCCGGACGGATGCGCCGGGCACTGGATTTAGCCGAGCAGGATCGCGCTGTGCTCGGGCTTGACCATGGCAGTACCCCAGGCCAGCGCGATTTCGTACTGGATCTGGCGGTATTGCTTGTACAGGGACACTTCGAAGGACAGGCCGCTCACCGGGTCGGTGATGATCATGCGGTCGGATGCACTGTCGCCGCCGTCCGGCAGCGCCGGTGCACGTGTAGCGACCGCGATGGCCGAGCGCGCAAACGCCATGTTGCGAGTGGACGCCGACACCACGGTGATTGCGGTGGCCGCAGCAGGGATAGCCTTACGCAGGCCGGGCGCTGCGATGGCCAGGGTGCCCCCGCTGGAGGTGTCGGTATCACCGCTCACGATGACGTACTTATTGGTGTCGCCCGCGAAGGTGATTATGTCGCCCGCCACTACGGCACCGGTGCCGGCCGAGGCCAGACTGATGGAGGTAGCGCCGATTGCGAAGCCTGCTGCGCTGGTGGTGGCCGCTGCGGCAGTGCCAGCGATGAGGGTTTTCACCTGCGCCGATTCACGAATAGCGAAGCCGTGCACGTCCAGCAGAACACCACGACGCAGCAGACTGCTGTCGTCAGCCTCATTCGCCTTGGTAAGTTGCGCCAGGGTGCGCATGTTTGCGCCGGCAGAGGTGTCGATCACCATTTGCAGATCGCTCAGCGGCGCGCCGTTGTCCGACAGGATCTTGCGCATCTGCGCAGGGTCGGCCAGGTTGGTGGCGAACGGCGTGGTGCCGGCAGTGCCGTAGGCGCGAGAGGCCTTCAGGCACAGTGCGGCGATGTCAGCCTCAACTTCATTGACCAGCGCACGCATGCCCTGGGCCAGTTGGTCGCGCAGAATCACGTTGTACGACGCGCCGTTGTTGTCCAGGCCGCGCTTTTCCTCACCGTTCCAGCGAACAGGCACGCGGCGCGCTTTCTGGATGGTCATCGACACAGAGCCAATGGTCTGGTCGCCATCGTTCGGCGGAGTTACCGCAGGAGTGATGTCAGTCGCAGTCGCGGCAGGCGCAACTGGCGAGGTGACGGTTTGACCTACAGCCGCACGGGCGAAGGTCATGTCGGAGGAAACGGCCGGAATAAAACCGACCAGTTCACGGGACACCACGTCCAGGGCGTTATAGATCGTGGTGGTAAGGCCGGTGAGAGTGTTGCTCATGGATGACTCCTAAGGTCAGTCGGTAACCTCGCCGCCCGACACCGCGTGCGCATGCTTCCCTGCTGGGTCGAGCGCATCGAATTGGGAGCGAGAGAGGGTCTTTTTGCCATTGCCGCCATTACCACCGCCGTTTGGAGCCCCGCCGCCATTGGCGCCGTTGCCTTTCAGGATGTGATCGCGGTGCGGGTATTGCTCAACAAGGGTTTCCAGTGCTTCGTCGAAGTCGGCGAGTTCACCGGGACGCGCGCGGCTGAAAATCTTCTGGCCGTGTTGATCGAAGGCGACTGTCTTTCCGTCCTCGATCTTGAACGCGGTGCCGAAACGGGCTTGAACCAGGTCTGCAGGAATGGCGAGCTTGTCGTCGATGAATTTCGAGCGACTGAATGCGCCGCCGATCTTCTCTTCGTACAGCTGCTTTTCGAACGCGGTCGCTTTGGTGTTGGCTTCATCGAGCTGGGTTTTGTAGGCCTTGCCGATTTCTTCCTTCACCTTGTCGATCTCACCGGCATCCACCAGCTTTTTCTGATCGAGGTTTGCGACGAGCTCCAGAGCTTTTCGGGCAGCAGCGCCGTCCTCGATCCCATCGAACGCCTTCAGGGCCTTTTCAGCCGCTTCTTTGCCTTCGCGATGGGTCTTGGCCTCGGCATTCAGTCGCGTGATGGTGGCGACAGTGCCAGGAGCGTCGAAAGCGAGCTCTTTGCCGTCGTCATGCACGTAAACCGGTTTGCCGTCTTGCAGCACTGCATTGCCTTGGTCGTCCAATTTCAGCTTCATTGATGCTTCTCCGGGCATCCGCCCATTTGTTGAGCCATCCGGCCCAGCGCGGCGCTATCCATCAGGAATCGCACCCATAAAAAAGCCCCGGCAGGTGCCAGGGCTTGTGTTCGGCGTTCACTTACTCGGGAACGGGTAGCTGTTTGGTCGGTACTGGCTTGGGCGGCTGCGCCTTGAGCTTTGCCAGCTCTTTTTCCCAGGTCAGATCGTCTTTCAGCATCCCGCGCCTCTGGACCTCGCCGAATAATGTCTCGTCCGAGATCTGTCCGTTCGTTGCCATGTTGACTAGCATTGGAATGGTTATTTCAGGCGCGAAGTCGACGTCGAAGTTGCCATTGACCTTGACGTGACCGCCTTCTGCTTCAGAGGTCCACAGAGCGAAATACTGCAGCACCTGGTCGAGCGCATCCTCGAACTGCCCAGCCATGGTTTGCAGCGGGCTCAGCTCCTCGGCGGCCTCGTCTTCAGCCTGAGTGGCTGTCTTGACCCCGGTGTTTTCTTTCTGGATCAGCTTGGCACCCGACATCCGCATGTCGTCGACCAGGTCCTTCAGCGAGTCGCGACCGGCGGTTATGGCCTTTCCGGTGTGCTCAACCCACTTCATATCGCCCTGATGAGGCAGGCGCGTTGCCGTGCTCGTCCCGACAGTGATTTTGGTGTCTTCGTCGACGCCAATCACTGCCAGCATTGGAACCCGCGCAACGTGCAGGATGTTGTCCTGGTCGCTCTGCGACTGCCAATGCTTGACGTTGAGATGCCCCAGTTCCATCAGCGGCGGAACAGCGGTCATGAAGCCGGTGCGCTTGGTGTAGAAGGTTGTCAGCGGGATTTCGGTAAGGCTGTTGGTGCCCTGCTCATACAGCTGCCATTCTTTGCGCCTGTCCTGTGTCTCAACCTCGCGGTAAGTGGACCACATGCCAGGCTCAAGGACGCGAATTTGCAGTATGGCCTTCACTGCGAACGCGCCATCGTCCTCCTCAACCGATTCCATATAGCGGAACTGGGTGAGGATGTGCTTTCCATTTGAGGCGCTTGATCTCCAGCCCAATACCTGGCCCGGATAGATCATCACTGCGTAAGGACGCACGCCTTCGGCCTTCTCGTCGGCCTTGGTCCGTATGCGGGGATTACCTTGTTCATCGACAGTCTTCGGGTACTCGACAAGCGCATGACACAAACCATGCGATAGGCCGCACGCAAAAAACGTCTGACCCCACACTTGCAGGTTATTGCCCTGCAGGTCGAGGTTTTCCGCGTAGGCCACTGTCGCGGCTGGCACATCGTCGCCCAGGGTGATTGGCTCCGCGAAAACGCGCCCAGTGTTGTTCTGGACCGTCTCACTGTAAGCGGGCAGTAGCGTGGAGCTGGCGAGGCGGCGACTGTAAGTGTCGTCCTCCTCTTTGGGAAACTTCGGAAGGAGCTTCACTCCAGCCTTGCGCATCGCCCGAGTTCCGCCCATAAGCGCATCGACGACGTCCCAGTTCTCGCGCATGTCATCGACAGCCTTCAGCGTTTTGCTTGGGTCATCAGTCATGTCAGATACTCAGGGCTTCAGTGGAGACGGTGCGCTTCACGATCGGGAATTCCTTGTGGATGAAGTAGCCGCCGGCGTCGTTCGGGTGGTCGTTACCCTGTGTTTTGTCAGGCTCGCCGTTCGGACCCCACACTTGCTGCTCAAGGCTGTCAGCATATGTCGGGCACCGGAGCGGATTGACCAGGTAGCGGCGCTCACCAGTGGCGTTGCAAAACATTGCGTTCATGGCGTTGATCCGGTCCTTAACGGGCGGGTTGGCCGCCGGCGCGATCACAGCCAGGCCCGCCTGCTTCATCAGCGCAATGTCAGTAGTGCTGGCATTTACAGACTTGCGGGAGTCGCCTGAAGCGTCTGGATAAACGCGGATTTCGCAGGTTTTAACGAATTTGTCGCCGTCATGGCGCCAGTACCGCTCCTTGATTCGACGGATCATGTCCGGCGTGTCGTAGCCGTCCATCAGCTCATCAACCGCCCGAGGCAGCCCTTCACGCTTCACGTGCGTGATGGCTGACATCTTGCCGACGTTGAAGTCCATCCCGATGAATATCGGCTCGCCAGCCTGGACCGTGTCGAAGCACTGATTCAGCTTACGGTCGTAGGCGTGGTAAATCGATCCGGACGTCAGGTTGACGAACTGGCCATCGAGATATGCCTGAATCAGCTGCTCGGGGTATGACTCCATCAACGACGGGATGTAATCGTCCGGCAGGTTCAGCTCATTGTCGAATGTGCTGGCCTGCACCAGACCGTACATGGCGTTGAGCGACGGCTTCTCACGCAGTTGTTTTACGAACTGCTGGTAGACAAATTTGAAACCCTCTGGCGTGGTCGTGACGTCAACACCGTTTTTCAGCCCAGCCACGTTGTAGCGCATCCGGGCAATGATCTTGCGCCAGGCCTGCTGGGCCTTGATGGCGGTCAGCACGTCCAGCTCATCGACCAGGGCGTGGCCGATCTTGAAGCCCACGATGGTTTGGGGCTTCTCCATTGAGCGACAAATCACGGTTCCGCGATACTGGCGGCCGCTGTAGACGTGGACCTCATGGTTCGCCTGGTTGATCTTGGTCTTCAGCCCCCAGTCGAAGGCTACCTCATCCATCGTCGGATAAAAGATGTCTCGGATCTGCGGGTAGGTTGGCGCGAAGTACCCAGCATTGACGCCTGGCCACTCCATGAAGTGCTTGCTCAGCGCCGAGCAGCCCACCCAGGTCTTACCGGAGCCGAACCCGGCCACGAAGGCCCGGAATTTGTGCTCCATCTGCAGGAAGTTGGCCTGCGGGACGTTAAGTGACGGCATCGCGCTTCCTCGCATCCACTACGTCGACCTGGATGCGGGTTGGCACGGCCGGCTCTTCGCCTGCTTCTTCCTTCCGATGGCGATTGACGTACATGTCGCCCGTTTCTTTCGCGGCCTGTTCGAGGATTGCCATGGCCAGAACGATGTTCTTCATGCCCTCTGCCCGCTCGACGAACCGATTCATGGCGCGCAGGCGGTATGCACGGTTGGCAATCGGGATATCTGCGGTCTCTTCGCGAAATCGCTTACGCGTGTCCTCGAATAGCGTTACCCAGCGCTTGGCCAGATCGCGCCCGGCGCGCTTCGTTGGGTCGTGAGCCTCACATTTCTGCCGGGTCACCTCGATGCCGAATTCCTCTCGGACAGCGGCCGACACCTGAGATGGCGTATCGAAACAGGCCAGAGCCTGAACGATAAAGGCCTTCACCTCGTTGCTCAGGGTTGCCATAGGCTAGATTCCGTCTTTGGTCTGTCAGGGGTCAGGCAGACTTGAGCAGACAGGTTCCGCAGGCCCTCGAAATATTCAATTTCCCCACCTCAGCGGGTTTGTTTGCAGCGTCCACCATGGCTTGCACCTCAGTGCTTGCACCATAGCGACGGACCACACCGACGAACTCTTCGACGTCATGACCTTGCAGTTTCAGTTTGGGCGCCCCTTCCTTGGTGAAGGCAGGTGCGCCGTACTGATCGGTCGCTTGGGCCAGGTGATACAGTTCGTGCTCGATGAGCGCACAGAACTCGGTGTCGCTGCAGGTCGAGCAGTGATCGGCGGCCAGGGTGATGATGAAGGTCGGCACATCGCCGAACCAGTCGCGCATCTGCTGTTCCATCCGGGCTTTCTGCCAACCACCTGCGCGGAAGGCAACCTGCTCGGCCTGACCCAGCACGAAGCGACCGGCCTTTTCGAACCCGGTCGATGCCCACATCACAGCGATGTCAGCGTCAATCAGGTGAGCATGGTCTTCGTTATGGATGCTACCAGTCTCGGCAAGGATCTCGGCCTGAACCCATTCCCACACCTCTGGTGCAGGCAGCAACCGAATACCGAAATCGGATAGCTCAGACAATCCAGACAGTGAAGGAGGTGGCGCAGGCCGCGTCATGATGGTTGCGACCTCGCAACTAAAGAGCGCCGCGCCGGATGACGCAGCGCTATTGCTGTTTATTCAGTCCGACCAATCGAATGCAAGATGGCCAAAGCCACTTTATAAGCAGTTTCATCCTCCGCATCACCAAAGATGCGGTTGGCCGCAGTTAGCGCGTGAAGCTGTGTTGGGCCGAGAAATATGTGTCCCGTCTTCAGAACACGCAACGATGCCACCTTGATCGCTACGCTCGCGCCATTGTCATCTCGCAAATCCTTGCGAATAACCCAACGTCCTTCTGTGTGATAGTTCTCATCAGCAATGACTAGAGACAGAGCGCCCGTCGCTCGCCCAAAAGGGCTTGTGATTATCACGCTCACGCCGTCATCACCAACATGAAACTCTGTACGCCAGCGTTCTTGGAGGTGGGTATTCGAAAATACGCCGGCAAGCCTTCGAATAAAGGTTGCAGCATATTTAGAGATGCTTTCAGCATCGTCGGCCACATACCGCACAGAATCCAGGCGATTCTCGTCCTGTATCACAGCAAATAAATCCATAACCACCCCCATTTGATGATGGCTGGATTATGCGATCTGCCTAACAACTGAACAACCACTTCCATACCGGCCCGTGGCGCACGACCAATTCCTGCTTGTACGCATCTCGCGCCACGAAGCGGACGCAACTGAATTTGTGGCGCGAGTTACAGGGCCTTCTTCGCCAGTGCTACAGCCTCATCCCAGAACACCGGAAGCTCGTGACCCAAAGCAGCGAGGATGGTTTCCAGCTTGCCGATCACGTCGGGGGTAGGCACTTCAGTCTGAGCGACCGGAGTAGCGGCCACTGGTGCGGCAACGACGGTAGGAGCAGGCGCAGCAGCGGCGACAATGTCAGCCTGAGCGCCAGTATCAACAGTTTCATCAGTCATGGTCGTACCCTTCGCGAATAGCCCGGCGAACCAGGCGAGGATTGATTTGATCATTGCGGGTCACCTTCGGGCGGCTTCTGCTGCAATACGCGCATTACCGCAACGCCTATTCCCAGCGCCATGTTGATGCTGGCATAGAGCAGGGGATGAACCGCGCCTTGGAATACGGTCCAGCCTATTGCACCGGCATTCAGAACTGCTCCAGCCAAAGCGAGCCGCACCGACCACAGCTGATGCCATTTACCGGCATTCTGAATCAGCTTCATGGGTAGCTCCGGTTTCATTTGGCAGTAGGCAGCTTTTCGAGGCTTTCGGCGTAGCGCTTCCAATCGGCTGCTTCCTTCCGGGCTTTGCGGAGTTCGTCGCTGTCGACCTTGGGGCAAGTGCAGGCGCCGCTGGTGTAGTGGTAGACCGTGGTGTGCGCCCTTGGCGGCGGTACTGGCTCTTGTGTCTGTGCGCACCCGGCAAGCATGAGCAACGCAACCAGGGCGCGATTCACTTTGGCCGCCCGGTGAGCACAAGATTCTTCAGGGCTTCTGTGTTCTGCATGATCAGAAATCCTTGCCGTTGCGTGTCCGATCGAAGACCGTCCACGAATTTCTCCGTGGACTCCCGTGATCGCTCAAGCGAGTCAACGCGCTGGGCGATCAACGCTGAACTGGTCTGGTAGGACGCCAGCTGAACCTGGATTGACGACAGTGACGACACTACATAAGTGAACGCACCTACGGCAGCCAGCGAGATGATCGTCTGCAATACAGGCACGACGACTTTAAACATCGTGCTGTCAGCGATGCTGGTCATAGGCAATGTCCGGAATAAAAAAGCCCGATGTATCCGGGCAAAGGCGCTGGAGGAGCAGCGATGGATCTGGATGGGCCTTATGAGGCCCTGAAACGCAAAAACCCGGCGCAATGGCCGGGTTTCGATATCTGCGTGCGTCGGTGGTGAGTTGCGCACTATGGGAAAATTACCCCAAAAACCCCAACATGGCAATAGTTCATGCAGCATATTCCGCATTTTCTGCATGAATTACGCGCCAGAGTGGCTCCTGAGCCTGAATATCAACCTCTTCAATGGCATCACGAAGGAAATCCCATACCTCCTTCCAGTCACGATTCCAGACCTTTGGCTCGATGGTGATGCCATACAGCTTGAGCATCCCGTCGGCCACCCGCGCCGGCCCCCATTGCGCGCCACCATGAACCTCA